AAAACCTAACGGAAGAAGAACTTCGGAGGTTAGCAAATGGCATTGATGGAACATGATATGAACAAAATTCGTGAGGAGGCCCTAAAAGAGCTTGCTAGAAGAAATTATATTGATTATTTCTATTATGCTAATAATTGTACTTTTGAGCCGTTAAGACACCAAAGGTATATTGCTCCTTATTTGCAACGAATCTCAGACGGTGAACGTCTTTTTATTATCGTTGAATTACCACCTCAACACGGGAAATCAACATTTATTACAGAATCTTTCCCCTCATATTATTTGATGAAGAATCCAGATAAACTTGCAATGGTCGTTTCTTACTCAGAAGAACTTTATAAAAAGTTTGGTAGAAAAAACCGTGAAAAATTTAGAACTTTCAGCAAGGAATTATTTGATTTAGAAATTAGTTCTGATACTGCCAGTGTTTCAGAGTGGGGAATTGATAAACATTTAGGGCAACTTTACAGCACATCAATTTTAGGTGGAGCTACAGGTCGTGGTTCAAATTTACTTATTATAGATGACCCCATAAAAAATAGGTCTGAAGCGGAATCTAAAACTATTCGCGACAAAATATATAGCGAATGGCAAGATACCTTTTACTCTCGTTTATCTGCTGATGGTTCTGTCATTGTTATCATGACTAGATGGCATGAGGATGATTTAGCAGGACGACTTCTTAAAGAAAATAAATTACCATGGATTGAAATAAAAATACCAGCAGTTGCTGAAGAAAATGACTTATTAAATCGTGAAGTTGGTGAATCTCTTGCCCCTGAAATCGGAAAAGATGAAGAGTGGGCAAGGCAAACTAAAGAAGTAACCGGCTCTCGTGGTTGGGCTGCTTTGTATCAACAAAGGCCAACACCAGCTGGCGGGAATATTTTTAAACGGTCATGGGCCAAATTTTATGTGCCTACACTCGAAATGAAAGTTAAATTAGGACTTGGTGATGATGTAAAAGTTATGCCAAGTCATTTTGATATTCAAATGCAGTCATGGGACTGTACATTCAAAGATAAAAATACATCTGACTTTGTTTCTGGTCAAGTTTGGGCGCGTGCTGGTGTAGAAAACTATTTACTAGACCGCCACCATGAGCGAATGGGGATAGTCGATACTATGAAGGCTATTGAAGTCATGACAGCCAAGCATCCAGAAGCTATTGGAAAACTTATTGAGGATAAAGCCAACGGTTCTGCAGTAATTGAAATGCTACAGAAAAAAATAAAAGGTATAGTACCAGTAAATCCACAAGGTGGTAAAGAAGTAAGAGCGCAGGCAGTATCTCCTCTATGGGAGGCTGGCAATGTTTATTTGCCACATCCACTATGGAAATCATATAGTGACGAGATACTTGATGAGTTGACTGCTTTTCCAAATGCAGCGCATGACGATGATGTCGATAGTATGACTCAGGCACTTGTCAGATTAGATAAAAGGCCAGTACACACAAGAAGAGAAAATAGAACAACAGCATTTTAGGGAGGTGATAAATTGACATCTAAAATTATTAGTGGTGGGAAATCTGGTGGAATTCCCAAAGGTTTAAAGAAGCAGGCTGTTATGGCAGATGAAAGCAGGGTATTAGCTTCTGTTATCAAAAGCGAAAATGGAGAACAGAGTTTTAGAAGAGATTTGACTTTAATTAGTCCTCCTTATGATATTGCTGCTTTGAGAGATGTAGTCGATAATAGCAATATTCTTAACCAATGTATTGAAGCTTATGCAACTAACGTTGCTGGATTCGGTCTTGATTTGAGATACAAAATGGATGATTCCAACGAAAACGAGGAAACAAAAGCAGAGTGGGATGTTCTTACAGAATTACTCAATGAATTAAGCTTTGAACGTCCGCCTAAGGAAATCGTCCAAGAAGTCATTCGTCAAGTCGAAGAATGTGGAAATGGATATTTTGAAGTTATTAGAAATGGCGTCGGTCATGTTGTAGGGATTGATTCAATCAAGCCTGAATTTATGACAGTTACCAAGCAGAATGTAGTCACTAATGACCAAGGTCAACAGATTAAGGTTAGATATTTTAATTATCGTGACAACTCAGATGATAGCTCCGTAAATTCTGGGACTTGGTTTAAGACTTATGGCGATACAACGCCACTTGATACGAATGGTTCTATCGGCAATGGAACAGCAACTGAAGTCATTCACATTAAAATCGGAGACTTCCAAAGCCCGTATGGCGTTCCAAGATGGATTGGACCGCTGATTAAAATTATTGGTAATCGTAAAGCCGATGAGCTGAATTATCGTTATTTTGTACAAGGTCGGCACATTCCTCTGGCAATCATGCTTGAAAATGCTCAACTTACACAAGCAAGTGAAGCGACTTTGAAGAGCTATGCTGATTCAATTGGTGGAGAAGAAAATCAACATAAATTTATTTTGTTAGAATCTGAAAAAGTTTCGCCAGGAGAAGAAGCGGCAGGCTACGGAGAAGATAAAAGTAAGCCATCAATTAGGGTTGAACATCTTGCTGATGTTTTACAAAAAGATGCACTTTTCCTTGAATATGATGAGAATGTCACTCAAGCTGTTTTAGGGGCGTTCAGGCTTCCTCCAATATATGTGGCAAAGACTACTGACTACAACAGAAACACTGCTGAGACTGCCAAAGAATTGACAGAGGAGCAAGTTTTTCAACCTTTACGTGAATCTTATGCTTGGCGGATTAATTCTTTATTTAAAGAGTATGACCTTAAATATGTTGAAGTTTATCTTAAAGCACCAAAAATTAAAAACATGGATGATGTTACTAAGTTTATTCAAGTTGCAAATTCTGCTGGTTCCATTGCTCCAAATGATTTGCGCGGACCTCTATCTGATGTACTTGGCTTGCCTTTAGAGAACTTTGAGGGTGAGGAGTATAATTTACCGACCAAACAGTCCAACGCTCAAAATGGGCTAAATTCTGATGATGTGAACCTATCTAAAGCCTATGGCGCAGAAACAGGGGCAGATATAGCGGCAGGTATCCGTCAAATAATGCGGAGGGCGCGTGATGAATGATGCGGAATTAATTCAAAAATCCTTAGAACTATCAGCAGAGGAAAAAGAAGAGCTGACTAAGCTTTTAAGAAAGGCTGGTTTTAGCTTTACCGAAACTCTTGCTGATAATATATCTGATATTGAACAGGAATTAGAGGATATACTTCAAGAAGATTATGAGCAAGTTGCGCCAATCTTGGAAGAATTAGCTCAGAAAGATAAAAAACCAAGTCGGAAAATGATTTTAGCAGCACTTGCAGCTAGAGTTTTCATTAGTAAAATGTCCGAAAGAGTCAATCCCAAAATAAAGCTTTCTTATGTAGCGCTTTTTGATAAATTCAATAGCAAATATAAAGGAAATAGTGAATTCAATCCTAAAAGCCGTCATTCAAAAGAAATTGATAAATGGCTTAAAGGTTTACCAAAATTAATGGACCTAACTTCTAAAGAGAGGTTCATTTTTCTTGTTCAATCCTCGTATGACGAAGGAAAGGGCATTAAATGGCTAGAGCGTAACCTCTCTAAACTAGACGAGTTTGGACATAGTAGAGCAAGAACTACATCAATTACTGAGGTTTTGAGAATGTACTCAGGCTCTCAGTATGAAGCGATGATGTCCAATCCGAACATAGTTGGAAAGGAATGGAGGCATACTAGTGGTATAGGAGAACCGAGAATGTCACATGGACAGGCAGACGGAACAGTTGTTGCAGTTGATGATTTCTTTATTATTGATGGCGAAAGAGCGAGGTATCCAAGGGACCCTCAATTATCGCCAGGTAATTCTATCAGTTGTCATTGTTTCATGAATCCCGTGCTTGCTGACAAGTACACCAAAAATTAAACAGAAAGGATAAAAATGCGAAAGCTAGAAAATGTAAAAGTTACCCATGTTTCGTATGTTGATAAAGCAGCAAATAAAAAGCAATTCTTTTTGACTAAATCTGCTAGTGAACCAACTTTTGAAACGACAGTAAAACTTTTAACAAAGTCAGATGACCCTCAAAAGCTAGTTTATGGAGTTGTCTATGAGCCTGATGTAGAAGATGCACACGGCGACTTTATGGACGCTGAAACGATTGAAAAAGCAGCACATGGATTCATGGAAGAATATCAAAACATCGATAAACAACATGATTTTAAAACGAGTGCTGGAAAAGTTGTTGAAAGTTATGTAGCTCCAAGTGATATGACCGTAGGTGATACTGCTATTGCTAAAGGAACTTGGGTTCTTGTAACAAAAGCTACAGATGAACTTTGGGAGTCAATCCAAAAGGGAGAATTTACAGGATACTCTCTTGCTGGAACAGCAGAGGTTGAAGAAGTCAAGAAACAGACTAAAGATCGTTATATCAGGAATGAACCTTCAAGAAATTTAATTGCTGCGATTGATGCATTTTATCAAACCGCAAATCGATTAATATGGGATGGCGATGAAGAATTACCAGATACTTACGATAGTATTATCGCTGAAGCCAATGAATTCATTGATGTGATAAACCAGTTAAAAGAAGGTAATGGAATAGTGAAATCAAAAGGACTAATTGATACAGTTAAGTCTTTTTTTAATTTAAAAAAACAGGAGGAAGTCGAAATGACTCAAGAAGAACTTAAAAAAGCTCTAGGTGCAGCTTTTACACCAATCAATGATCGTTTGGAAGCTTTAGAAAAAGCTACAAAAGACCCTAAAGCTGACCCTAAAGATGACGGCAAAAAGAAAAAAGTTAAAACGGATGATGAAGAAGCAGCACTTGATGCGAAAGCAGTAGCAAAAGCAGTTTCTGAAGCAATTGCTCCAATGGCTGGACGTCTTGAAGCTCTAGAAAAAGCTCGTGTCAGCAATGCTACTGAAATTATTTCAGAAACAGTTAAAAAGTCAGCAACACCAAGTTATGTTGATGCACTTTTCCCAATTGAAGACTAAAGGAGAAAAACAATATGAACAACACAGAACTTTTACAAAAACAATTTGCTGCTATTTCTAAAGCAGGTAACGACGTGACGCTTCGTTCTGACAATGCGCGTGCATTTGTTTTGGATGTCGTTTCTGGACAAGCAACTCTTCAAAAATTGCCACCTTACTTTGCTAAATCATCAACAGGTTCTATCGATAAGCTTGGTGTTAAACGCCGTACAATGCGCACGCATAAAGGAACAGCTACAACTCCTACAGGTTCAGATATTGCCGAAGAATCTTCTGTATCATTTACTCTTTCACCATTTTTCGTTGATGCATGGATTGAAAACAGTAATGTATTTTATACTGCTCAAACTCGTGGCCAAGATGTACGCCAAGCGTTGACAACTCTTATGCAACAACAATTTGGAGCTGATTTACAAGACCTTGCTTTTAATGGAGACACTGCCTCAAAGGATGAATTCTTGAAACAAAAGGATGGATTCATTAAAAAAGCGCAAGCAGGAGCGGTTGTTAAACTTACACCTACTGCGCTTCCAACAATCGAAACACTTACGACTGATGTTGTGGGAGGATTCGAAAGCAAATACATCAACTCTAACTTCAAGTGGTTTATGTCATTGAAAACTTCAACTCATTATGTTGCTGAAATCCAAAGCCGTGCAACTAATCTTGGGGATGTAGCAATTGTTAATGGACAACTTACAAATATTGCTGGTTTTGCAGTTGAAGTAGTTGATAACTTCCCAGATAAGGTTGTTTTATTCTCACCATTTGAAAATTTGACCCCAGTTCTTGGATATGAAGTTAAAATGCAGACAGCTGCAGCCGATCCAACATCAATTGCTAAACAAGCAACTTATCATTTTGTTTTGACATCAGCTGACTTCGTAATCCGTGAACTTAAGATGGTTGGTGTTGTTACGGTGACACCCTGATGTTCCCCAAGAACCAACTGGGGTAACGTTGGATAAAACAACTGCAAGCTTAGCTGTTGGTGGAACTCAAAAATTAACTGCTACAGTTGCTCCTGATAACGCAGACGATAAAACTGTAACATTTAGTTCTAATAATATTGCTATTGCGACAGTCACTCCTGTTCAAGGAACTGTTACTGCCGTTGCAGAAGGAAAAGCAACAATTACAGCCACAACTTCAAATGGTAAAACTGCAACATGCGAGATTACCGTAACTCATGCGTGATTACCGTAACTGCTAAATAATTCTAAATAAAAAGGGTGGTTTATGCCACTCTTTTTTTTGGAAAGGAGGTCAAATGGAATATGTAGATAAAACTTACTATGATGAATCTTATAAAGGAGAATCAATAGCAAATGATGGATTTCCAAAATTTAATAAACGCTCTCAGGATATCATTGATTCTTTGACAAATTATAAAATACCTCAAATTGGATTTGATAATTTAAAAACAAATGTCCAAGAGTTAATTAAAAAGGCTGTTTGTGCTCAAATTGAATACTTCAAAGTTGAAGGTATTGAATCAAATATAAACGGCGTCAGTTCATCATCTCAAAGCGTTTCTATTTCTGGGTTTAGTTATTCTTCAAGCCAACCTTCTTCAAGCAGGCAGACAAACAGAGTATCTCCCAGTACATTAATGTATCTGGAAGGAACGGGTCTTTTAGTCAAAAAGGAGGTAAAAATAAGTGTTATTTGAACCAATCCCGAAAAGACTGCTGATTCATGAAGTAACCTACACAGAGCCGTCAAACGTTGGCGATGGTTCTATGGGAGGTGGCTCTAAGCCTAAAAGTACAGTAATTAAGAATGTACGATTTACTCCAACTCGAAAGAAAGTGACTAAATCGGACAATACAGAAGCATATACAAATGGCATTCTGTTTATTGATTCAGTAAACTCTAGCCCTTTCATTGAAATTAATGAGGGAGGAAAGATAGCTTTTAAAAATAAGAAGTTAAATATTATTGGCTGTCTTGAAGCTTATACTGACCAAGGAACCCCTCATCATTTGGAGGTACAGTTACAATGAGTGTTAAATTTAAAGGAAACTTTAACCGAGTTGATAGAGCAATTAAAAAAGCACTCAATCCAACAAGCGTAGAGTTTGCTAAAAAAGCCAATAAGTATGTCAAAAAAGATACTGGAGCAACTGAATCGAGCGTTTGGAGCGCTAGTAACTTTGATAAAGGGCAAGTAATATGGGATACAGATTATGCTGCTTATGCCTATTACATTGGTACCCCATCTAAGGAACATAATCCAGATGCCGAGCAGAGGTGGGGAGAAGTTGCAAAGTCACGAGACATGGAAGATATTAGAAGAGTTGCTCAAAATGCTATTAAGGAGAATCTTTGATGGATATATTTTCAGTTCTTTCTAATCGTTTGCGAACGTTAAAACTAGAAACGCCACGATTAACCGATAGCGGCCGCCAAATTATCCAAGAGGATAATCCTCCACAAGATAATGAGCGTGACATATCGCTTCAATCTGTGGCGTCTGGACAAGGAATAAAAGACCTTTCTCTTGGTAGGGAAATGTCTTTTTTAGTCCAAGTCACAATAAAAAACACTGACCAATTGCAAGCTTACAATGATGCATGGAAGATAGCCAATGATTTTGATAGATTACCTCGTTATGAAAATAATGAATTGGTAACTCTTGAATCAGGAGATGGCTCTTTTTTCTTTGATTCTAGTTCCGTTTATACTCAACCAAGAAATCTTGGAAAACAAGAACATGATGCCTATCTTTATGTTTTAACGCTTGCACTAAATATTAGAAAATAAGGAGAAAAAAATGACTTATACAGGATTTGCTTTAAATTACCTCAATAAGTACGAAATTGGAGAAGCAGGAACTGTTGCCCCTGGCACAGGTAAGGTAACACCACCTAGCAAACTTTATGAACTAGCTGAAGGCATTCAATCTGTCGATCTAAAAAATGATGAAGATTCATCGGATTATTCTTACTACGCTGATAAAGGCGGTAAGCAAACGAATATTTCATCTGTTTCGACAAGCTATGCATTTAAAGGTCACCGCCGATATGCTGATAGTGATGCACAATCGTTTATTCGCGAACGACTTGCTAAAACAGGTCAAGACCGTGTTGTCTATTTCAAACATACAGAACCAGACGGGCGAATTCTTTCTGGTAATGCCACTCTTTCAGGAATCGTTCATGGTGGCGGGGATGCCGGTGAGCGCGGTAACTTCGAAGCAACTATCACTTTCAATGGTTTGCCAGATGATTCAAAATCTTTGGGCGTGTAATACATACATAAAGCTAGAGGGGATTCCTTCTAGCTTTTATTTTTTAAGGAGAAAAAATGGCAAAAAAACAAAATGAAATCGTAGTTGAACTCAAGAAAAACGTCATCCCTACTCGTGTTTTTGGAATCAAGTTCGAAATTAAAATGGGTACTCGATATTTAAAAAAATATACAGAAGAGCTTCCTAAAATTAATGAGCAAATTGAGAGCAAGCGAAAAGAAGTCAAGATTTTAGAGGGTAAAAATGACCTTAAAGCATTATTTGAATTACTTGAGTTCATTAAATCAAAAATTCAAGAATATACAGATTTAATTTTGGGTGATGGTGCTTTTGAAAAACTCTATGATGTTGCAGATGAAGATTTATTTGTAGTTGAAGAAGGAATGCGTCAAGTAACAGAGCAGTTCCAATTGATTCAAACAAAATCTAAAGCTCAATCATTTATTGACGGTAAAAAACGTTAAGACAGGAGGCTTTACATGGTACTTTCTCTTTCATGGAGTCAGCCAGATGTAATTGAAGCCAAAACTGCTGATTATGAAGTTGTAATGGATTTTTCACGAGTTCTGAGGTTATTTGAGCTTTATAAGCAAGATGATATCGATGTATCTGAAAAACTGTTCATTACCATTGAAATGTTCTTTTTAACGCCTATTAATGAGATACCAGAGGAAGACTTTCAGCCAATACTTGAAGGATTAACACAAAAGATAATTGGTGATAATTCTAGGGAAGAAACAGTTGAGAGAGATATGAAAGGAAATATCCTCGAAGAAGAGAAGAAATTTTATGACTTTGAGGAAGACGCTGATTATATCTTTGCTTCATTTATGCAAGATTATGGAATTGATTTAATAAAAGAGCGTGAGAAATCCAATTATTACTGGAATAAAGTTCAGTCTGGAAAGATGTCGCTTGAAAAATTTAGAAATCATACCATGAGTTGGGATAAGTTTAACGCTCTCCTAACTGGGTTGTCGGAAACTTCTAAGTTTAGGCGCGTGATTGAAATTCGGCAGATGGAAATTCCTGATAATGCTACTGAAAAAGAACGAAAAGAAATCAAGAAAGCTAAAACTGCAGTTGCACTGAAATCAGACCGCGAAAGAATTGAATTCGAAATGATGGATTTAAAAGAGCAACGGGAGTTCATGAGAAGAAAGGAGGAAGAATTAAATGGCCAATGACGGAGCAGTAGTAATTGACGTCTTGTTAGATAGTGCAAAGGCAATGACTGAATATAATAAATTAGGTTCGGTCATGTCTGGAACTGGTAGCAAAATAGGCAGTGCTTTAAAAGCTGGAACAGCTGCAGCAATTGCTGGAACAGCCGCAGTCGGTGTTGCAGCTGTTGGAATTGGTAAGCAAGTTCTTGCCTCCTATGCTGATTATGAACAGTTAGTAGGTGGTGTTGATACTCTTTTTGGCAATGCTTCTAAGACAGTACAAGGATTTGCTGATAATGCATATAAAACAGCAGGGCTGTCAGCTAATGCCTACATGGAAACTGTAACAGGTTTTTCAGCCTCGATGGTTGCATCTCTTAAAGGAGATACAGCTAAAGCAGCAGATTACTCTAATCAAGCAGTTGTCGATATGGCAGATAATGCCAATAAAATGGGTTCAAATATCGGTGATATTCAGAATGCTTATCAAGGTTTTGCCAAGCAGAACTATACCATGTTGGATAACTTAAAGCTTGGATATGGTGGTACTCAAGAAGAAATGAAGCGCCTCTTATCAGACGCTGAAAAATTCTCTGGACAGAAGTATGATATTTCTAGTTTTGCTGATGTAACTCAAGCTATTCATGTTGTACAAACGCAAATGGGCATCACGGGAACGACAGCAAAAGAAGCGGCTTCAACTATCAGTGGTTCAATTGATAGTACAAAAGCGGCTTATCAAAATCTGATTACTGGTCTGGGTAGTAGCAACGCTAATATCAAACAATTAGTCGATAACTTAATGGGTTCTTTGACTAATGTTATTAACAATATTACTCCTATTATCGGAAATCTGATAACTGCATTGCCTCCCGTTATTACAGGTTTGCTAAGTTCAATCGCAAAACTTTTGCCAACTTTATTTAGTACAATTGCATCACTTTTCGGGACCTTATTATCTACAATAGTTAAACTTCTACCAACAGTAATTCCTTCGTTTGTGCAAGGGATATTACAAATTGTTAATGCTATCATCCAAAACCTACCGATGATTATCAATGCAGGGATTCAAATAATAATGGCTCTAGTACAAGGTCTAGTACAAGCATTACCAACGTTGATTCCTCAAATTGTACAGGCTGTTCTATTGATAGTAAATACCTTGACTCAGAATCTTCCTTTATTAATAACTGCAGCAATACAGATAATTGTTGCTATTGTCACAGGATTGGCTCAAGCTATTCCCCAGTTGATACCAGCAATAGTTAATGCTGTATTTGTAATGGTTGATGCACTTATAACAAATTTGCCATTGCTGTGGAGCGCATCAATTCAAATAATATTGGCTATTATTAAAGGAATAGTTCAAGCGTTGCCCCAATTATTAAGCCAGATGGAAAAAACTATTCCATTATTAGTTAACACAATAATTAATAATTTGCCGATGCTGATAAACGCAGCTATTCAAATCATCTTAGCATTGATTAGCGGTTTTGTCAGCGCCACACCTCAAATTTTAAGCTCTATGAATAGAATTATGAATAACTTAATTAGCACTATTGCTGGAAAAGTAGGTGAATTCTTAAGCAAAGGTGTACAAATCATTGGAAGCTTTGTAAATGGTATTATTAGCGGCAAAAATCCAGTTGATGTTTTTAGGAATTTTATAAAAAATATCGCTGGGTTATTTGGACTAAATACACTTTATAATCAAGGGTCCGCAATCATTAGTGGTTTTTTTAATGGTTTGAAAGATAAATTTGAAGATGTTAAGAGCTGGGTAGGTGGTATTGGTAAATGGATTTCAGACCATAAAGGGCCTATTTCATATGATAGACGCTTACTCATTCCTCATGGTGGTTCAATCATGGAAGGCTTGGATGAGGGGCTTCAAGACAAATTCAAAAAAGTTCAAGCTAACGTTTCATCTATGGCTAACAAGCTAGCTGATTCGCTCACAGGAGGATTACCTTCGATTGACACAGCATTAAACGCTAGTGTCTCTAGTTCGACTTCTTATAGTCAAGCTCAGCTAGTTAACTCTAATAATGCGACACTGTCTGAAAAGATTGACAAAATGGGCGATAGAATCGATGAAATGAATCAACGAAAAATTTCTATAAAAGTTAATGGTAGAGAAGTTGCAGAAACTATCTATGATGATTTCGAAACTGTAAAAACTTCAAGAGATACCAGAGACAGAATGATTGGTAGAAAAAAATAGGAGAGAAAAATGTTCAAAGTAAAATATGGTGATGACTACCTCACAGATTACGTTAAATTCACTAAAATTGAACGTGGAGTAGCTTCTGAAAATACTCTAACTACAGAAGAAAATTCGTCTGATGGTGTTGAAATTGTATCTGTAAAAAGAGGTCCTAAAGAAATCCCAATGTCATTTCATGTTATTGATGGATTAGATGTAAACTTTGTCAGAAGGAAATTAGGACAAATTCTATCATCGAACGTTACTAAAGAGTTAAGTTTTAGCGATGAGCCAAATTATTATTACAATGCGATTCTTACTGGGAAATTTGAATATACCGATAATGGATTTGAAGCCGATGGTTCATTTACTCTATTTGTAAGTGACGGTGCAGCTCACCGAACTGATAGGGTAACTCTAAATTCTACAAATAGCGGTGGGCCTAGCGGTACTATTACTAAAAATACTGATGGAAGCGTCAGAATAAAAGTAATAAATAATGGTACAAAACCAGCGTATCCTAGAATTGACATTATAAATAATCAAGAAAACGGATATTTATCTTTAGCTCATGTTAGTGGTGGGTTTGCCATGGGTAAAATTACAGAAGTCGATGGTATAGATGTGCAAAAAAGCGAGTATCTTTATGATAGCAAGGATGACACATCGTTTTCTAAATTTAAAGATGTTGCAGCTGGAACTGTTAACCCTCAAAATAATTGGTTAGCTACAAACGGAAAACTTGAATATCAAACAGATGGGTTGAGATTAAAAGACCAAGGAACTGTTGGTTCTAACCAAGGAGTAGCTGGTGGCATGAAAGTAATGACTTTACCAGCAGATTCAAACGGTCATGTTGGAGCGGTCAATTTCTATTCATATTTCAATTTATTTGCTTGGGCTGGAGCATTTGGTCAGACTGGATTATTGCAAGTTCTATTTACTGATGTCAATGATAAATTAGTCGCTGGGTATGGAATTTCAAAAGGTGATATGTCTGGAAATAAAGCTCAAGTTAAATTCTGGTGCGGTGGTAGTAATCCGAGAGAATTAGGTTCAAAGGATTTTATTTCCAATAACGGCGAAGGAAATGGCGCTGGAGATATGAATAACACACAATTCAATGAGAGAAATGGTAGTACAGATTTTGTTAAAACTGGCGAGAAATTGGAATTCTATTGGAAGGGGGCTAGAATTCCTTTTTATATTCCAGATTTAGCAAATGTTGAAATTGCAAAAGTTTACATTTATATTGGGCAATATACACAGTCGAATAAATTTATGACTAATTTATCTATGAGAAACATATCTTGTCGTAAGGATAATATCCAAAAATGGGAAGATATTCCAAATCGCTATGCAAAGCATTCAAAGTTTTCAATTGATAGTTATTACGGAACAATTAGTATTGATGGGGTATCATCAGCAAATGAAAAAATAAACGGAGCTAAATTTTTGGTTTTTCCACCGGGAGAAAGCGAAATAATTCTATCACCTTCAAGTTGGGTAACTATTGCTCCAGATGTAGAAATTTCATGGGAGGAAAATATACTTTGATTATTAATGTTTTAAATAAAGACTTAGTTCCAGTAACTTTCATTGATAATGATATTCCCGGTTTACCAAGTTATTACAAAGATACTTTGATTGATTATCTAAGTCTAGGTACAGCATCATTTGAATTTACGATATTAAAATCCAAAAACAACATCATTCAAGACTACTCCAGATTTTTTAATGATGAGACATGCTTCTCTTTCGAGAAAAATGGTAAACAATATGCAGTTTTTCCTGCTGGTTCAGATGGGTTCTATGAAACAGACACAGAAATAACGTATAAATGTTTATCACTAGACCGTGAATTGTCTTTAGAATATGTTGATAAGTTTGATAATTCATCAACTCATACTCTGCAATGGTATATCGATTATTTTGAATTAATTTCAAACAATCAAATTGAAATTGGAAGGAATGATGTTGCTGATTATACAAGAGTCATAAAATATGATTCCCAAGATACAAAACTAAATCGCCTTTTATCTTTAATTAACAACTTTGATGCCGAGTTTGAGTTTATTACAAAACTAACCAATAATGGCGCGGTTGATAAAATAATTTTAAATATCGTTAAAAAACGCGATGATTCAGGCAAAGGTGGTATAGGGGCAATCAGGGATGATGTTGAGCTTGTATATGGAAAGAACGTTAAGGGGATTGAGAGAACTTATAATTTTGAGTTCTTTAATGCGTCTAAAGTTATAGGTAAAGATGGAACTAATTGGAATTCAAGTGAATTTTCCTATATTAATTCAGATGGAGTTGAGGAGTTTTATAAAAGAAAAAATGACGATACAGCATTTGCTCCACTTTCTGCTCAGAAATATCCAGCTCATCTTAGAAAAGACTCTTCAGATATATGGCTTAGGAAAAATTTTGAAACCGAGTATACTACTCCTGCTCAAATGTGGGGATATATTGTTCAACAATTTAAGTCATACGCTTATCCTCAGATTACTTATAAAATCAAAACAAATAGCAATTTAGTATCGCAAGCTCTCGATGGAAAACTTCCTATTCAGATTGGTGATACAGTAACCATTGAAGATGATAATTTTTCAAATGAGCAAGGTGATTTCGGATTAATCTTAAGAGCGAGAGCAACTGAAATTAAATCATCCGATAGTAATCCAGAAACAAACGAAATCACCTTTGAAAATTTCGTTGAATTGCAAAATGATTTATCAGATGACCTAATGACACAAGTTAATCAGTTGGTCGATGCAGCTACTCCATTTCGAGCAGAGCTTACAACCACAAACGGTACACAGTTCAAAAACGGCACTGGTTCAACAACTTTATCAGCTCATATTTTCAAAGGTTCTGCAACGGCTGAAACAATCGCTGACAGTTACGAATGGTCGAAGGATGGAACAGTTGTGGCAAATGTTCAGACAATCACAGTTGATGCCAGCGGAGTTTCGGATAAGGCAGTTTATAGCTTTAAAGCGACAGTTGCGGGCAAAGCAGTCGCCAGTCAGTCGGTTACCATCACTAATGTAGATGATGGAACAAATGGACGTTCTGTTACAAACGTTTCTCAAAAGTGGCGTTTGACAACGACTACTGCAACACCAACGCAAGCTTGGTCAGACGCAGGTTGGCTCACTACTCAACCAACAACGACAGCTACTAATAAATATCTATGGTCTATCACTCGAACAACTTTCAATTTAGCACCTTTAACGCAAGATGTTATTGAACAAAAAGCAGTTTATGGTGATAAAGGCGATAAGGGAGACCAAGGCGTCCAAGGTATTCAAGGTGTTGATGGACGTCAAGGTATTCCTGGACCTAAAGGCGCTGATGGAAAAACGCAATATACGCATATCGCTTACGCAAATAGTGCCGATGGTGTAACTGATTTTTCAACTTCTGATTCTAATCGTGCCTATATCGGGATGTATGTTGATTTTAACATCAATGATTCAACCACCCCAAGCGATTACTCATGGACGCTCGTTAAAGGAGCGGACGGAACGCAAGGGACACCGGGCAAACCTGGAGCTGACGGTAAGACTCCATATTTTCACACAGCATGGTCTTACAGCGCAGACGGTACTGATGGTTTCACGACTGTTTATCCGAATCTGAATTTAATAGAAGGCACTAAAGATTTTAGTGGAGATTGGATAAATTCTTGGGCTTGGCAAAATGACGGAACATATAAAGGCTTAACTGTTAAAAGTACTCAAGTTGGCTGGAACGGAATGTTCAAAAAATATATCGTCCCACAAGATGGTTTATATACATGGTCTAGTTTTGTTAAGAGTGAATCAGATACCTCTAACATTTTTAGAGTGTTGTTCATAAATAACAAGGAAATTCCTATTGTTGGGCTTGGTCATAAATTTGATTGGCTTCGTGATTCCGTAACAGTATCTCTAAAAAAAGGAGATGAAGTCATATTTAACTATGGTAATTCAGAAAATAACGGAGGTAAATTAAGTGTTGCTGGTTATAAACTAGAATCAGGCTCAATCGCCACTCCTTACATGCCCTCAGCTAGCGAAGTCAAAACTGCTGACTGGCCTAGCTACATTGGTCAGTACACAGACTTTACGCAAGCTGACAGCACTAATCCATCGGACTACACTTGGAGTCTGATACGAGGGAATGACGGGAAAGATGGAGCAGATGGTCATGACGGAAGAGCAGGTAAGGACGGGGTTGGAATAAAAACCACTGTTATCACATACGCTATTTCAATAAGCGGAACAACTGCACCAAGCACTGGCTGGACAAGTTCTGTTCCCACTCTCGTAAAAGGTCAGTATCTTTGGACTAAAACATTATGGACATACACGGACAACTCATTTGAAACAGGTTACTCAGTATCTTATATTTCTAAAGACGGAAATAACGGTCATGACGGAATTGCTGGTAAAGATGGTACTGGTATCAAAACTACGACCATTACATACGCAGG